ACCTTGTCCACGATGAAGAAGCAGGTCAAGCGTATTCGCTGGACGGTCACCGCTGCGAACTGCGTGCTACATGACGACTGGTCGCCATACAACCACTTCACACCGGTGCCGTACTTCCCGCACTTCCGCTACGGGCGCACTGCCTGGGCGGTCGAGAGCCTGCTCGGGCCGCAGGAGATTCTGAACAAGGTCTCCAGCCAAGAGCTGCACATCGTGAACACCACGGCAAACAGCGGCTGGGTGGTCGAGCAGGACTCACTGATCAACATGACGATCTCTGAGCTGGAGAACAAGGGTGCTCAGACAGGTCTGGTCATTGAGTTCCAGAAGGGTGCCCAGCCGCCTGAAAAGATTCAGCCGAACCAGACCCCGACGGGCCTGGACCGCATCAGCTACAAGGCTGAGGAGCACATCAAGAGCATCAGCAACGTCAATGACTCCATGCAGGGTAATGACCGCGAAGATGTAGCTGCCAAGGCCATCGCCTACAAGCAACAGCGCTCCTCGGTCAACCACAGCAAGATGACTGACAACTTGGCACGTACCGACTGGCTGCTGGCCCGGAACGTCTTGGACCTGGTGCAGAACTACTACACCGAGTCGCGGCTGGTGAACATCATCCACTACGACGTGACCCGTGAAGCCGAGCAGGTCGAGATCAACAAGTACAACCCGGAAACGGACCAGATCGTCAACGACCTGACCGTGGGTGAGTACGACATCGTGATCTCCAGCACGCCGTTCCGCGACAGCCTGGAAGACAGCCAGTTCGAGCAGGCGAGGGCGCTCAAGGAATTGGGTCTGCCCATCCCAGACGCCGTGCTGATCAACAACAGCCGTCTGCAAGGCCGCGCCGAGATCGTCAAGCAGATGGAAGCCGCGACGAACTCACCGGAAGCCCAGGCCCAGGCCCAGCTGCAACAACGCGCCCTACAGGCCGACGTGATGCTCAAGGAGGCCCAGGTTCAGAAGACCACCGCCGAGACCGCACAGAAGGGTGCCGACGCCCAGATCAAGCAGAACGAAGCGATGGGTGGTCAGGACGGCGAGCTGCAGAAGATGCAGGCCGAGATGCAGATGGAACGCGAGCGGGTAAACATGGAGCTGCAGAAGATGCAGCAAGAGATGGCCCTCAAGCAGCAAGAGATGGAAATGAAGTTCCAGATGCAGGCCGCTGAGCACGCTCAGAAGCAGCAGTTCCAGCAAGAAGATCACCAGCAGAACCAGGTTTTGAAGCAACAGCAAGCTGAGCAGCAAGCGGCCACTCAGCGTGCGAACGACCTAAAACAAGCCGCTAACCCCGTTAGTAAGGAGCAGTAAATGGACATGGACAACCTAGCACCCGCACCGGACATCGAAAACTTCGTGGCTGACCCGTCAGTCCGTGGTGACATGGTCGAAGCCCCTGTTGTGAAAACCCCGCCTGAGGACAAGGTCGAGGACATCTTCGAGAAGGACGAGCCTGTTGTTGAGGACGTGCCTGTTGTTAAGGACGAGCCTGAAGTCGACGAGAAACCTCGTGACGAGAAGGGTAAGTATGCCCCCAAGGGTATCCCCAAGGAGCGCTTCGACGAAGCCGTCGGCAAGGAGCGTGAGGCGCGTGAATCCGCCGAGCGGCGTGCTGACGAGCTGGAGCGCAAGCTGCAAGCCACCGCGCAGCAGCAGGTCCAGACTCAGCAGATTGACGAGCTGGAAGCGAAGCTGGAGACCCTTGAGACAAAGTACAGCGAGTTGATGCTCGACGGCGACAGCGCTGCGGCCACCGCCGTGCGCAAGGAGATTCGCCAGCTTGACCGCGCTATTGCCCGTGCCGAGAGCGATGCTGTCGCCACACAGCGCACCAGCCAGGCCCTGGAAGCTCAGCGCGTGGACACGGCAATTGCCCGTCTGGAAGCAGACCACGCCCTGTTGAATCCGGACTCAGCGTCTTACGACCAGGATCTGGTCGAGCTGGTGTTGTCCAAGCAGCGCACGTTGATCCAGCAGGAAGGTCTACAGCCCTCAGCCGCGTTGACCAAGGCGGCGAACACCGTCATGGAGCGCTTCGGTAAGCAGCCTGAGCCGGTCGCCGAGGCCAAGGGTCTGGGTGCACAGCATCTGGCAGACCGTAAGCAGGCCCAGATCAAGAAGAACCTGGACACCGCTGCCAAGCAGCCGGCCAGTATGCGCGACGCCGGTCTGGACTCAGACAAGGGTGGTGCTGACGGCCTGCCTGACGTGGCGAACATGACGCAGGACGAGTTCAAGGCACTGCCCAAGAGCACGCTGGCTAAGCTTCGTGGGGACTACGTATGATGCGCACCTCCATCGACAAACCCTACCTGGTTTCCCGCATGAAGGACGTAGCGTACTTCGTCCTGCCTGACACCACCTGCACCATCTGCAACATCACGATGGTCAACGGCTTCGGTGTGCGCGGGGAGAGCGCTTGCGTCGATCCACGAAACTTCGACCAGGCTATTGGGCGCGAAATCGCATACGAGAATGCTTTTCAGAAATTGTGGGAGCTTGAAGGGTATTTGTTAGCAGAACGCATTGCCAAATCTGACACACTCTGATAGATTCTAACCCGCACCTACCTCGTGCTTGCTCTCAACGAGCCGGATTGACCCCACGACACGGGGTCACCCTCGCACGACCAGCGACACGGTCACAGCTCCAGCTAAGAGCTTCATAAACCAGCCGACTCGTCCTCGTAAGTGGTCGTTTGTTTCACCTCGCAAGTCGCCCGCGACACCGGCACAGAGCAGAGGCCAAGCCTCGAAACATTCGATTTCATTTACACAGGAGGGCGCATGTCCACTACCAATTTTGCGTTGCTAACCAACGAGCAAAAAACCATCTGGTCGATGGATTTCTGGAAGCAAGCCCGCAACCAGTCGTTCGTCAATAAATTCCTTGGCAAAGATGCCAATTCAATGATCCAGCACGTAACCGAGCTGAAGAAGACCGAGAAAGGCGCACGCGCCGTTATTACCTTGCTCGCCGACCTCGAAGGTGACGGCATTGTGGGTGACCGCACGCTGGAAGGTAACGAAGAGGCCATGAAGTCGTACGATCAAGTGATCCGTATTGACCAACTGCGCAACGCTACCCGCCACGAAGGCAAGATGGCTGACCAGAAGTCGGTCGTCAACTTCCGCGAAAACGCCCGTGACAAGCTGGCCTACTGGCTGGCCGACCGTATTGACCAGATGGCTTTCCTGACGCTGGCCGGTCTGAACTACACCAAGTACCCGAACGGCGCAGTCCGTGTCGGCTCCGACCTCAAGAACCTTGAGTTTGCCGCTGACATCCAGCCAGCCTCAGCCAAGCGCTCCGGTCGTTGGGATGCTACTGCCAAGACGTTCAACGTCGGCACCGGCACCAACACCGTCGTCGCAGCCGACCGCCCGACCTGGGAACTGTTCATCGCTCTCAAAGCCTACGCCAAAGAGAACTACGTGCGCGGCATCAAGGAAAATGGCGGCGAAGAGACCTACCACGCATTCCTGTCACCGATGGCTATGTCGATGCTCAAGCTCGACCCGACCTATCGTGACAACCTGCGTTACGCCCAGCAGCGCGGTTCTGGTAACGAGTTATTCACAGGCTCTGCAGTCAAGGTCGACGGCATCTACCTGCACGAGTTCCGCCACGTACCGAACACACGCATGGCGACATCCGGTGTCAACAAGTGGGGTGCGGGTTCCAACATTGACGGTTGCCAGATTCTGTTCTGCGGCGCACAGGCTCTCGGTATGGCCGACCTCGGCAATCCGGACTGGGTCGAGAAAGAGTTCGACTACGACAACCAGCCAGGTATCAGCGTTGCCAAGATTCTTGGCTTCCTGAAGCCCCAGTTCAACACCCAGTACAGCGGCGGCACCAAGGAAGATCACGGCGTGATTTCTGCTTTTGTGTCTCAGCAGTAATTAGGAGCATATTCACATGGCTAAACTACTCGCAGCTCGCGGTGCTCAGTACGTAATGGAAGCTGAGTTCGTTTTCAACTTTGACGACACGATGGTGCCGATTTCTGGTGGCACCGCCATCAGCGGCACTACCGAAGTCGACTTCGGCAAGACCAACATCGCATCAACGGTGTTCGATGTCATCAACCTCCCAGCAGGTGCAGTTGTGCTGGCCGGTTCGTTGACCGTCGAGACCGCCTTCGACACGGCGTCATACTCGGTCGCTGTCGGTGACTCCGTCACCCCAGCCCGTTATCTGGCCGCTGCTGACCGTAAAGCACTGGGTGTTACCAATCTGGTGCCGACTGGCTACCGCGGTGACGGTGAGAACCTTCGCGTCACCATCGTCAACGCTGACGTGTGTACCACGGGCAAAGCAACGCTCCGTGTTCAGTACATCACGACTGGTCGCTCCAACGAAGTCAACCCGATCTAACGCGGGACTTGCCAGACACCCACTAAGCCGGGTGTCTGGGCTTTTACAAACCAAGCGCCTAGGCGCTTGGCCTTCACACGAGGATAGTCATGCCCCAATTCGTATTGAACCGAACCCACACGCTGCGCACCACCAACGGCGTTATTTCCTTTGTCAAAGGCGAGCCAACCAACGTGCCCCCTGATATGGTGAAAGACATCATCGCCATCGGCGGCGTACGCGCTGACGGCGAGCAGGTCGACACCTCAGAGCCGGTTGCAGAGGTGAAACCTTCACCTGTCGGCATTGAGCGCCAGGACGAGCTGTACGCAGCCTTCGCACTGATTTCTGAGAAGAACGACTCCAAGGAATTCACCGGCCAGGGCGTCCCTACGGTCAAAGCAGTCGAGAAGATTATTGGCTTCGACGTGGACCGCACCGAGCTGGTTGAAGCCTGGACCGCCTACAAGATTGCCAAGGCCGAGGCTGAGTAATGGACAGCACGGGCCTCTATCAAGCGTTCCGCTCGGACGTGGTCGACGAGGCCAAGCCCTACCTGTGGAGTGATGCAGATGTCTGGCGCTACGCCAACGACGCCTACCGCATGTTCGTCCGTCTCACGGGCGGGGTGGCTGACTTCCTGTCAGACGCCTGTGCGGTAGACATTGTCGCCGGTGAGGCGACGGCTGAGATTAGCCCGACGATCCTGCGCATCATGAGCGCAACCCTGCGCTCGACGAAACAACCCATTCAGATCATCAACGAAGCGGATCTCGGCAAGATGCGCTCGTCAGACTATGGCCAGATCAAGCAACTCACCCTCGAC